CCCTAGTAATGCATTTAATTTAGAAAGAGGAAGAACTGCTTCTTGCTCTTTTCCTTCACCTATCATCGCTAGCGTAGCTCCTGTAGTCACTCCACCTTTAGCAAGCATAGGAATATTGGGTATACTGAATCCTACCGAATTATCACCGATTCCAGGTACCCATTCAGGTACGTTCACTTTTAATTTGTTAATTCCACCAATCATGGCATTTGCACTCATGATTAAAGCATTTATTGCTCCTCGACCTGTAGCTTGTACTCCCATGAATAAACCACTAACTAGTCCACTAACACTACTAGTCACCGACGTCACCAATCCTCTAAGAGCATTAAAGGGGTTAAGCATAGCGATTTGTATATTTGTAAAGATAGATTGAATAGAACCTAATAAACCACTCATGAAGCCTTTGATTGTTCCAATAAATCCACTTATTCTTGTAACAGCACCGCTAATTACAGTAGATAATGTCGTACCGATAGAACTTATTATGCTAGCAAATAAATTTCGAATAGCAGAAACCAAAGACATAAATATATTTACACCATATGTTCTTGCAGTTTGAAAAACAGTTATGAATCTACTTACCCCTGACTTTGCCACGCCTACAATGGAAGTAATTGCATTCCATATTGCTTTAAATATGCCTGTTCCAATTTTATAGAATCCATCCATAAACGTATGGTAGTAGTATTGGACATTGGTAGCTATTTTTGGACCAAGCCCTTTAAAGAATGCTACGATTCCTTTCACCATGATTCCTACACTTTTAACTAGTTTTCCTACCATCATTAAATTCCATAAATTCCATAGGAACTGTACAGCTCCTCCAAGAATCTTTTTAACACCTTCCCAAATACCTGACCAATTCCCTGTAAATAGTGAAGAAAATACTTTGACGAGTCCTAGAATAATATTTAGCCCGCCCTGAATGACCCCTTTAACGTTATTCCAGAGCGATTTAATGATAAACAGTACAACTGGCGCTAAAACCTGAACTATTTTTATGATGAAAGAAAAAACATTTTTAACTGCTTGTAGTATTTCACCACCGTTTTTATCCCAAAAAACTTTAATTTGAGACCATATATCAATAATAAAATTGACTGCATCCAGTAAAGTAGGTAGTACAATTCCTTTTATAGCTTGAAAGGCAGGTGCAAAGAAATCCTTTAATTCATTTACTTTGGATGAGATTTTCCCGAAGTACTCAATTGATTTCCCTGATACACTTTTCATTGTTTTTTGAATGACTGGCATGGAGCTCTGTATACCTTTTACCGCCTTGCGAAGTGTTGGCATTAATTTATCGCCGAGTGGTTGTATCAAATGAATATCAATTGTTCTTCCTACTGCCCTGAATACTTCCGGTAGGGTGTCAATCTTAGTGACAGCTAATGCTTCCATACTTTCTTTAGTCATATCAAATTGATTTTTTACTGTCCCCATAGCTGCAATGACATCGGCTTCTAAATCTTCAAATTGTGTTCCGAAAAGAGCTACTCCAGTTTCATTTTTCTTCACTGGATCTTTCATTGAAGATATTGCTTGTACTACTTTTTGAAATGATTCTTGAGCTTTAGGTCCACCTCGAGCGAATGTTTGCATCATGGCATTAGAGTCCATGCCTAAAGATTTAAATGCCGCTGCAGATGTTTTTGAACCGTCCTTAGCACGAATATTAAACTCTTTTACTGCATCTCCTACTTTATCCAAATTAAAAGCACCATTTTCTAAACCAGCACTAAATGTACTGAACATTTGGTCAGCAGAAAATCCAAGCTTTGAAAAGTAAGGGGAATATTCATTTGCGCTATCTAGTAATTCGTCGGATTTGTTTAACCCTTTTTTAGCTCCTTGAGACAATAGATTGTAAGCTTGATTCGATGTTATGCCAAAATTTCGCATCATTGTATCACTTGCTTTAACGGACTGATTGATATCTTCGCCAAATACATCACGATATAAGATTGCATTTTGAGACGCTCTCTCTAGTTCTTTTCCAGATAACTTTGTTACGCTTTGTACACTAGATATTGCACTCCCAAGATCTGCCCAATCTTCACCCATATTCTTTTGATATAGATTCTTAGATATCTTTTTGATTTCGGCCATATTCACAATACTTTCGTCTGTACGAGCTTCAATTAACCCCATAGCATCCGCAAATTCACTAGAACTTTTTAATGCAGCACCCATTCCAGCAACCAATGATGTTGCTCCGGCTGCAACCGCTAGAATAGGTCCTCTTAAAGCTGTGAACCCTTTACTTAGCCTTCCTGTGCTGCTATTTAGATTTCTAGAGTTACTATTTAAGTCATTTACATTGTTATTGGCATTAGCGAAGGCGGATCGCATAGATGAATTGATTTTTGCACCCAACTGAAAAGCAATTTCATAGTTTCTTTCACTCATGTTGGTTTGTTCGCCTCCCCAATCTCATCAATGACATTTCTTAATTCATCTGGTCTTAACTTTTCAAAGTACTCTATACTAGTAAACGTAGATAAAGAAAGACGGACACACACTTTACGAAGTGTCTGTCCGTCTACTTGTTTTATATATTTGTTTTCTTTTAACTCGATGAATCCTAGCTGTTGAAAAAACCCATTACTATTCGTTTTAGTTTTAAACCCTCAACAGCTGGTAACTGTTGAAAGAACTCTACTGGTTTATCAGATGCTTGTGGTGCCACAATACAAGCGTATCCAGTTGTCATTTCATTCATAATAGCAAATTGACCCGTTTCTCCAAATTGAGCATCAGCTTCAATAAGATCGCCTGTAGTCAGTTTTTTAATTCCTGAAATGTCTACATTTTTATATTCTTTCCCTTCGAAAGTAAAGGGACTTTTAAAAGTTACTAAAAACTCGTTTGATGTTTGATTCAAAATGTTTCCTCCTCTTAGATAGCATTTCTAATATCAGCCATTATGTCTTCACCATCAATGATGTAGATAAAATTTAGCTTGTCATATTCAAGTAAGACTTTTCCGTTTTCCTCAATCTTAATATAGAGCACTTCCATTTTATTAGTTGTTTCCGTAGGTGTTCCTACTCCAATTTTCCCTAATGCTAACCCTTTTGGAATACCTCGAAAAGTTATCTTTAAAGCCCTTTGACTAGTCTTTCCTTGTGCCATGTCAAAACTTTGTTGAGCTGCACGTAATACAATGGATTTTCCTGCATTTTTCATTAAATTAAAGGATTTATCTGAAAGAGTTCTAAATGGTATTTCAATTTCTTGAGAACCGAAATGACCTGGAGTCGGGGATTCATACTCTCCAGCAATCCCCGCCCCACTAATAGTTTCAGTCATTGCTTCAAAATCAGGTAATGTTACTTCTCCAGCAACACCTACCAATTTTTCTGTTTCATTGTATACATTAAAATTTACTACTTTTTCTGGAATCGGATTACTCATATCTATTCACCCCCTGTTAGACTTGCTTCTAAAATAGTTGGATCAAACTCTAAGACATTGACAATCTCTTCTGCAGGTGTAAAGAATCCAACCTTTTGAATAAATTGTATTTTTCCACTTAAAATATTATTTATTGGATTGTCTATAGTGCGAAACTCAATCTTCGCACCAGCAATAACACCAGAAGCTTGAAATCCATTGGATCTAATATTCTCTGAATCTACGATACTTTCTATTAAGCGATAACTAATTGGTCCATCTAAGCTATCGAAGAAGTTTTGAATGAATGAATTACCCCACCAGTCAAACATACGACGAACCGGAATAAAACGATCTTTAGGATCTGCAATAATTGGAAGGTCAGCATCAAACATTGCCGTGTTGTTCCCCCATATTCTCCATCCCCTCATATTTATTGCAGTGACCACACCTTTTGCATTTAATACGTTTGCTTCTACTTGATCTAGGAACACTTCTTTTCCTTCTTCGTTCACCATACAACTAATAGGGACCTTCATATTGGATGCAGAGCGATAGGATATACCGTCATCATCTGCGTTACGTCTTGCATATGCAGAAGCCACCACCGTACTGTAATTTAATACTTTTTTACCTATCTTCGCTCTTGGCCAACAAGGGATAGAAGACTTGTCAACAAAATGATTATCTTCTTTAAATGTCAACGCTTCTTCTTTTGTTTTGCCAGATAGGTCTAAAACGTTAGTAGCGTTGAAACATCCATTAATTTTATACGACTTGGCAACTAAGACTGCTGCAACTTCAGGCATATGTGAAAAACCTGGTGCCAATAAAATATTTGGTACAACATTCAATGTCGGGAAAATTGTTTTTGTTAACTCTAATCCGCTATATGAATTATCCGTTGCATCATATCCCCCAATTATTTCTGAAGATGTAACCAACGCTGGATCTAGGTGATCAAAATCTACTTTTACTGAATTTATATCAGGAATGATTGAAAGAATGGAGATAACTACTTTTCCATCATCATTAAATCCAGCGATATAATCTGTATTTTTTACATAAGTGGTAACTCCAGTACTATCCTTAACTACTAGTGAGTCCAGGATAATCCCCTCTTTATTAATAACACCTGTTTTATTAGTAATAGTGATGCTTGAATCCGGAACATTTTTTTTGTGAACTTTAGGGTCCAGAACGTTTACAAAGACAAGTGGAGAAACTTTTAAAACTTCAAAGTTTACAAACATTGCTTCACATAAAGTAAATTTTTTAAAGTCATTTGAATAGCCAAAATGTTGTTTTGCTTCCTCTAAAGACCTTAATAAGATTGGTTTATCTACCTTAGAGGTTGAATCTGCCACTAAGTTTACTGGTGCAGTTCCAAAAACCACCTGCACAGCGGATAATGTTTCTACTGGTTGTTCGATGGATGTTGGATTTTCTAATATCGAGATGCCATGATTATAGGGCATTTATAGTTCCTCCTTTCGTTACACTTACAGCAAGGCTATATAGCTGATGCTCTTTAGTGCCTTTGATGCCGATATTTCTTTGAATTACAGGGAGATCCTTTGGTTCAATAAATAAATTTTGAAGGATAGGCTGTACAATGATATATTTTTTTACATGTTCTGGTAATTCACCTTTAAAAACTTGAAATTGTTGTAAGTTTTTTAAAGACGGGCCAAAGTAAATTAGTTGTTGTTTTAATTTTTCATCTGTAGATGTTTCTTTCACACCTGCATTCTTAACTGTTGCGGTTTTCTTTATATCTACCACTTTTTCTTGTTCTTTTTCTTCACTCATATCATAGCCTCCACATCTTCACGCAAAGAGCGCGGTATCTCAAAAATTGTTTCTATCCATCCAAAGTAGTATGGATAATTGTCTTGATCGTTGTAGAACCATTTTAGTGATTCTGGTTTTAATTCAAATGTTCTATCTATTTCGGGATTTTTCAGTAAATCGCTGTGGACTTTATCGATGATATTTAAAACATCTCGATAGCCTTGGTTGTCAGAATCTTTATCATGAACCGCTACAATCAACAACACTTTTACTTCCCCATTTTCACCCTCATCAATATAAACTACGACGCACGGATAATTGGTTTCTTCACTATTTCTAGAGGATGATTTGGTTTTTCTGGGTATATGTTGCTCAAATACCTGGATTTCCTTAGTATCTCCCTCTTGAGAAGGAAGTTTCATACCGGACAATGTATCTTCAATTCGCTTCTTTAATGCACCTTGTAGCTTTATAGGTATCATTTATCAAGC